GGAGAAAGTGGAATATTTTAGAAGATGAGCTATTGAATTTCGGCCATGCATCCCATGATGATGCTGTGGATTCAATGGTATTAACTATAGGAGGATTATTAAGACGGGGTACGCTGCAGTGTGATTACAATCAAGACCCAGCAAGTATTTAATTTGTTTTGCAATTAGTTTAAAATATAAGAATGAATTAAATAGTAAAGGATCTCATGGCTAATACAGCTCCGTCGAATGCTACGTGGAATAAGAAGAAAGGTCCGATTTATGATGCTTTGTCGAATGCTACGTGGAATAAGAAAGCTGGTGAATGGGACCAGAATGAGCCAGAATCTCCTTCCAGTGGGTCTTATGGGCAAGGAGCCGGAGTACTATCATCTAAGCAGAACACTCCAAAGCAAGCTAAAAAGATAAAGAAAGATGATAGACAAGAGTTTCTTGGAAATTTTATGACAGGCATATCATCGGGAAATGCTTCTAATAATAAATTTACAGGTGGTAATAAGAAATCCTTAAAGCATGCCATTAAAAATAGCGATAACCCTAATATTAGTTCTTGGAATATCGAAGGACAGGGAGGAGTTAAAAGTCTAAAAAATGAAATTAAAAATGCAGGAATGACGGCTGGTAAAAATGTAACAAAAGGATGGGAGCGTACAATAGATGGTTTCTTCGATCCAAAGAAGCATACAGCTCCGTCGAATGCTACGTGGAATAAGAAAGCTGGTGAATGGGACCAGAATGAGCCAGAATCTCCTTCCAGCCCAACTACAGATAAGAAGAATAATAATAACTTAGGGAATTTAATTGGTACTGGTTTGAACTCCGGTGGGTTTGAAGGTACTGGTCCAACCTTAGATAAGAAGACCCCAGCAAAAGAATTTCTTGATAATGAGAAGGATACGTTAATGAGTGGTAACAATAAACATGTAAATCAAGCGGGGGATGAGCCTAAAGGACCAAGGAAGGATTCAAAAGCACAAAAGTATTTAGCTAACTTTGATCCTACTAAGGCAGGTGGAAAAGGTTTTGGAATGGCGGATATTAAGGACGCCGAAAAGCATTTAGGCGAAAAAGGTATGAAGAAGTTATATGCTCAGACGAAGGAGGATGGTACACGTATTGGCGGTCGGGCGAAGGTGGAAATGGGTGACCATAATCTAAAAGCTACAGATAATATTAAGGACTTTGATTTAGGTGGACTTACAAATAAAAAAGGAGAAGGAGCCACCAAAGCTACTGGGGGTCACCTTAGATTCTTAAGACAAGCTGAGAATGATGATGGTAGCAGAAAGTACACAGATAAGCAGATCCATGCCTTCATGAAAGGCCAAGATGCAAATAAGTTTCTTAAGGGATGGATGGCTAAACAACCAGGTGGCGGAGGTAACGTAGGTGGAGGCCAAGGTGGAGGCCAAGGTGGAGGCCAAGGTGGTGGCCAAGGCCGTGGAGGTAAAGGAGGTAGAAACGGTAAGTTAGATAATAGTACAAACTTAAAGAATTCACAAAATGATAATCGTATAGATGAGTCATTTAATACTACTACTACTGATAGCAACAAGGTGACAACTGGTGACATAAGTCAAGGTGGAATGTTTAATAATTTCTCAATCAGTAATACAACTTATGGCGGAGGTAAGGGATGGGGCAATCACATGGGAGCAGATGCTTATGCCAAGTTAATAGAGAATCATGGAGACGCAACTAATGGTTTCGGTGCTCGGGCAGCACAGGCTGGGATTTTTCAAGGTCAGATGAATCAGCCGTATTCTGCCAATGCATTACAACAGCAGATAGGTAAGACGACCGATTACTTTGGTGCAAAAGGTACTAAAGCTAATGCCGATGCTTTTGGAGACACTGCTGCTTGGGATCCAATGTCGTGGCAATTCCAGGATGAACGTAAGACAATGAGTGACGACGATGATGATTGATAACGGTTAAACTAGAAAAAACGAGTATAGAATAGATGAACAACAGTATAGTTGAAACTCAGTTCCAGCAGATACTTACAGCTGCTAAAGAGCGTCGGGGGGATCAGGCAGTTGACACAATGATTGTGTCGTCCCATCTGGCGCAGATGCGTATGTTCATGCTACGTAGGGGAGTAGAGTTCTATGCTGAGCAAGATTCGTATGGGATGCGAAAAGATTTCATAGCTCAGGTATGTGAAACAAACATGCTTGAAATGAAGTTAGAAAGTATTGTAGATTATTTCCTATGTGATGGTCAGGGTTTATTTTATTTCAGACCCGCTGGGGAAAGTTATCAGATATTATATTTCCCTAAGGATAGCTATAGAGCATTTAGAACACAAAATGGTGAGATAGAAAGTGTTGAATTAATTTATTCGTTTGATGTACGTGAGTCCAATAACCTTGATAGCTATGCAATGGCTAACAATAGGGGTGGAAAGAAGAAATATATTAGGCTGAAAGTATTTAAAGATAAGATTGAACAGACAGTTTCAAATGAAAAGATAGAATTTGAAAATCAAATGGGCAATCCTGTCATGACGATGCCTGGTCATACAGAGGTATTAAGTAATAGCCTTGGTTTTATACCAGCTGTTGAAGTCTATAATTATATGGATTGTACAGGTGAAGCAACAGGTAATGGTGAATTTAATTGGCTGGCAAATCAAATTTTATATCATGATGAGTTAGTCCGTAATATCCGCAAGAATCTAAAGTTCTTTGGTAACCCCACGCTTGTCTCTAGTAGACCTAAACATGACTTGATTGAGTCTGGAGAAGAGAATGCAATGCGTCCTACCATCAGCTCTATGGCAGGCTTTGCATCCGCTGATAGGCCTAGCAGTAGGGTAAGCCAGCCTTTTGGTGGACCGTCCCCTATCGACGGTCAGATTAAAGTACCAAGAGTTATTGCTAATCTTGAGCCAACGGACAGGGTAAATTACATGACACCAGATAGTGTTTCTGGTGATCAGAATATGTATGTAAGACAGTATCGTTCTGAGATACGTCTAGCTTTAGGTGGCGTCGATGATATTGATTTTGGAACAGCTTCTACTGCTTATGAAATTAAAACACTATATGGTCGTGTTGCTGCTACAGCTGAGAAAAAATCTAAGGCTATATTTACGTATGGTTTGTGTAAGGTTTTTAGTATGATCATTAAGCATGAAGAATATATGTTTGAAGAATCCTTCGCAAGTGTGTCTGGAATAGTGAAACCTAGCTATCCATTAGAAGAAGATTTTGTAGATAATGAGGAAGCTTTTGCAGCTGCTATGGAGGAATACAATACAAGTATTGTTGATTTTGAGAATAATAGACAAGAAGCGATACGTGCTACACTTGAGTCAGGAGAAATTCCTCAAGGTGTAGTTGGACTTATCCCTGACGGCAGTACGAAAGTTGCATGGCGTTGGCAAGGTGAGGTTTTTGAAGAAAGCTCAGACGACATCCTCAATAACAGTATCGTCGTTCGTAATCTTCAAGAGCTAGGTGTTGATTCTATTCAGGCTTTACAATATCTCTTCCCAGGTAAAACTGAAGAAGAAAGGGCCTCAATGTTATCAGGATATCCATTTAGGATGGTTCAGCAGACACAACAGTCTTTAAACAGCTTTATTAGTTTACTTGGTCAACTGTATCAGTTACCACACCCACAGACTCCAGAGTTACCTCTTGCGTCTGACCCGAATCTTGATATTACAGGATTCCTATATCGATCATTAGAGTTTTTACGTAAGGAGTTAAGTTACAGTGGAAGTTACAAGTCCTCAAGCGACAGCACCGGCCCAAGCACCCTCAGTGATGGGGACCGCATCCGCGCCCAGCTCGGTCGCCCCGTCAGGGATGAGCCAACCATCACCCTCCCAGGTGTCGGCTCCAACCTACCAACAGCAAACAACGCCTCAGGCTCCAACTTACCAGCAGGCTCCGGCCCAGCAGGGTTCGGCAGCGGGCAATCCATGGCAGGAAGCGTTCCAGGCGCTCAGCCACAGCCTGAATACACCCAACCTATCCCCGGCCCCGGTTCAATACTCGGCGTACCAAACTCCAACTCCGCAAGCAGCTTCTCAAGCCAGCTGGGGTTCAATGGAGCAACAGGCACCCAGTTACCATTCGGGCAACCAGACGTACAATCCCCAAGCTTCAACCCAGGCCTTTTCTCAGGATCAGGTGCAACAGTTGGTACACCAAGCACAGCAGCAGGGGTACGCACACGCTCAAAGTCAGGGACAAGCACAGGACGCGTATCTAAGTCAGGTAAGCGACGAAAGTCTTGAAGTACTTCAGCACTTTGGCGCTGAAGCACCCGCACTTCTGAACACCTATGCATGTGCAGTTGAAGATGCACTGATTGAGCAAGTAGGTCGTGGCAACAATCAGAATCTTATGCTTGAGGTTGCAGGCGAAGAACGTGCAGCAATGAATTTGATGCTGACTAATCCAGACGTATTAGCTGACTATGTGAATGGTTTCTTTGGTCCAGAAGGTCCTTATCCTACTGAGACTGATGATGAAACGTATGCACGTGAAGAAGCTGAGGCACGCGGTCGGTTTGAAGCAGAAATTCAAGCACAGGAACAGAATTTAGTTCCTCCGAATTTCCAACGTCCAGTAATGGATATGCCTACTCCAGGTCGTCAAGCACAGAGCAATACCCAAGCATTCTGGGGAGACTTCTCTGAAATGATGGATTCATCTCCAGAGCAAGCATGGCAGTATCTGTCTTCTGCTCCACGAGGTGCTCTTCAAAGTAAGCTCCTTGTTCAGGACACTTGATTAAATACAAGGGGGCTTTTTAGTCCCCTACAATAGTAATATCAGTAAAAGTATTAACGATGGTTTTACCTACTCAAAAGTATGAGCTTTCCCCAGCTCAGTCAACGTTACATGAAGCCGCCGAGCAGCAAGGTAATGCAGGAATGACTAATACGGTTGCAGTGGGAGGTGCGCAATCAGGTGTTGATCAGGGAGATCTTTCAAGCGTTAGCACAACAGATCCTCAAGGTTTGAACAACCGGTTTCACATGTCTCAACGAGAGGCTCAAAATGTACAGACATCTCGTTCTCAGCGTATAGCTGATGCTATCGCTGGTGTAGATAAGCAAGTAATGGATCAATCACGTCAGGAGCAGGCTGCGCAGCATTATGTACAGAATGAAATTGCTATGGCATTAACTGCTAATGACATGGGTGGACCAAGTACTCAATTAGGTCAAATAACAAGCCAGCCTGGCGGTATTGATAAAATGGTTGAAGATGTAGCAATACAAACTAGAATTCGTAATTCAATGCCAGAGGATCCTTCTCTTGCAGCATTCCAGAACCAAAGGTTTGCTTAAGTAATTCTATATTTACTACAATAAGTATAGATGTAAGAAGATTTTGTCGTGCGTTTAGCAGGTAAAATTACTGAAGATCCAGAAATGTTCCAGAGTATCTGGAAGCATTTAAAGTCAGACGGTGTACCGGATCAAGCTGCTAATCAAATTACAGCTGAGATGTTCAATCATGGAACTGATATAGATGCCTCAGTAGAGCGATACACACGATTATATGAAAACTATAAATCCAAAGGATTTGAAGACCATGCTGCTCAAGCTATGGCTGTAGAAGCAATGGAAGGTAGACAAGAAGAGCCGAAGGAAAGTCTTAGGTTTGCTAGATGTGTAGGAGATGTAGTCGATATGGGTTGTAGCCATGAAGGAGCGGTAATGGATTGCATAAATATTAGTTAGGTGCTACAGTAAGTATACGCGAAAAGAAGATATATGCCGCATCCGAAAGCATCAGGTGATTCTGTACGTGCATATTTAAGGGATATTGGAAGAATTCCATTATTGGAGCATGATGAAGAGATCCTACTTGGACGTAAGGTTCAACGTATGATGGAGATCGAAGGAACACGTGATACTTGCAATTCTTGTAATGATGTTAGATTGACAGATAAGGAGCTAGCTGTAGAGCTAGCCATAGATTACAAAGACCTACGTCGTGAGTTACGTGATGGAGCAAAAGCAAAAGAGAAGATGGTTACGGCAAACCTACGATTGGTTGTATCAGTTGCCAAGAAATATACCAAGCGAAACATGGAGCTGCTTGACATCATCCAAGAAGGAACTATCGGTCTCGTCCGTGGTGTGGAGAAGTTTGATCCTGGTCGTGGTTATAAATTCAGTACTTATGCTTATTGGTGGATTCGTCAAGGGATCACCAGGGCGATTGCGGAGAAATCCAGAGCTATACGATTACCCATCCATGTCACTGAAAACTTAAATCGGCTAAAGAAAGCACAACGGGAACTCTCTCAGTTAAACGGTCGAATACCAGATGTATTTCAGCTATCAGAAGAACTTGAATTAACTGTAGATGAAATAAAAGATTTAATGTGTAAGGCAAGACAACCTACTTCACTTGAAATAAAAATAGGTGAAAATCGTGATACATGTTTAATCGACCTACTTGAGGATGAAACACAGTCTCCTGACATGCTGCTTGAAAGGATCTGTCTAAAAGAGCATATACATGATCTAATAGCTGAATTACCAGAGATGCAAGGTGCTGTACTATGTATGCGATATGGGATAGGGGCTGATGTTCTAGAACCAATGTCAATGACTGCTATAGGTCAAATACTAAATATGAGTAGAGATCGTGTACGGACGCTTGAAACGAAAGCATTACGTTCATTAAAAACACGAAGTAATGAAGTAGAAGATTATAGGTAATCTACAATAGAGATAGTATGTTGCATAAAGACAATGGATGTAAGCGAGGAAGTTCTAAATAATTACCTTAAGTATGGAGGTAGTGAACGTAGTTCGCCAGAAACATTAAGTTCTAGTAAGTGTTTGAATTATGCTAGTGGAGCAACAATGTCAAACCCTACTGTAGAAAGGGTTAGTACAGCAGGTGCTTCAACTACCTATTCAGATTCCGTGGGATTAATGGGTGCTGAAAATCATTTCATAAGATATGACTTAAATATAATTGATAGCGGTAATAATTATGAAGAAGAGGGAGGATGGATTGTTCTTTATTTTTCAGCGGTAACTGAAACTACAGTTAATACTTATGAGGAAGGTACTCTTGATCTTACAGCGGATGGGCAGATAGTTAATACATACGAACCTGCCAACTGGTCTGCTGCTATCCCTGCCTTTCTAGATAGCGTAGTAAAGATATCACTAGAGAATTTAAAGACAAATAATATTTATGTAGACAACTGGTTTGAGACACGTTTGTATACACAGAATAAAGAGGAGCATCCATATGACACTATGTATGTAGGTCTTCAAGATAGCTTCTACGTTGGATTCCATGCTAGGAATACGCGAAGGCTTCCATATAATGTCAAATGCTCAGTGACAAATGATATTAAGTCAGCCAGGAAGTTATCAACGGAAGAGCAGAGTTATATTGCGCGATAGAATAAAATAAATGCGGAAGATACGATGGCTAGACAACGTGCTTCATTCTCTTCAGACAATAAGAATATTAGTAGATCAAGGCAAAGTATAAATAAAACAATTAACGATGCGAATGTTAATAATATGCACATAAAAAACTCTGCACGTACAAAAGCAAGAGCAGAGAATAGAGCACTAAAGAACTCTTCTAAGAAGGACCTTAAATCACTAAGGAAGTCTCAGGGTTTTCTTTAAGAGGTATCACTCTTCAGCTGGTTTAGTATTGACTTTAACTTGGAAAGTTTTGTCTACTTTCTTGGGAGCTTTAAGTTCAACCTTCTTTGGTGCGGAAGGTAATGTTCCAACAGTGCGGGTAAGTACTGCGCCACCTGAAATTTTAGGGAATTGATATTCAGTAATTAGATCAGCTGCACCACATAGGTTTTCAGGGAAGACAGCAGCACGTTCTACATAACGGAAGCCAGTAAACGTAAAGCCGCCTTCACCATCATGATGAATCATTACCCGTGTTTCTTTCGTTACAGGAACAACTAATCTAACTAGTTGATTAGCTCCAATATTCACTCTTAAAACTATGCAGTCAACATACTGCACAGTCCCCCCCTGCTTCCACCATTTAGGAAAACGGGAGGATGCTCCGCTTTTACCTGGAACATGTACCATTTCAGTTCCGGTGTGCTTGGTGATTTTATTGGCACCATTTAAAAAAAGACTATCAGCCATTGATCATTCACAAATGCTTTCATCTATTCTAAATCATTTTTGTATCTATTCGATTTATCCAACGTAAATTTGAGACATGGCAATTTGCTTTGTCCTTATCTATGTGTTGAATAATTGTACATCCCTTAGTAGCACCAAGTGGTGTGGAGGGTGGTGCAAGGAATGCAAGAGCTACTAATTTATGTACACATACATATTTAGGTTTCTTCCTACCAATACGTTGTGTCAATGTAACCATGGGATAACCAGCTTGGTGATACTTATATTTCAATAACCTATCAGCATTTCCTTTAGTACTTTTAATATCTCCTGCCCTGTTAACGTAGTACTCGATACAGCATTCAAATCCTGTAAGTGTGTGAATAGGTATCCACTCTGAAGTGTCAATAAAGTGTTCCATGAATATTCGGGAAAACCAACTATAACTTAATTTTAAATAGTAAGATTTAAGTATGTGAGCTGTTACTGCTCATATATAACATTTAGCTTAGGAGATTCAGTCCATGTGGATTGATAATGATTTTCCGAAGCTTCTAGGTGCAGAACTGTACCGTCCCCATCCAGCGTATATCGTAGAGATGGCAGTTGAACCAGTGGTTGTTCACGACTTTAGTAAGCAACCCGGTCAGACTGTCCAACTTGATCGTTATCGTTTCTGGGGACGCCCCGGCACAAAAGAGAGCCGAGAGCGTACAGCCGATCAAACACTTGGAACAGCTTCGGCACGTAACATCGTGAAGGATAAGGTTCTTGTCACTCTTCGTGAGTACACTGGACCTGCAGACACCCGCGACACTGCACAGCCTTCTACATTTAAAGTCGCACGTGAGACCCTTATCACTGCTCAGCGTCTGCTGCTTGATACAGGTAATTTGAACGTTTTCCACCAGTCAATCGGTAGCCTAACGCTTCTTGATGATTACCGCCGTTGGAGGGACCGTGTGTTCGCCAACGAACTCATGAAAGCTGATGATGGAAGTCAAGCTTCTGAGGAACGTGGCGGATACTATCTGCCTTTGGATAAAACCAAAGGAGCTACAGGTGGCACCCTTGGTGTAACTTATGCATCTGGTGAATCAGCTAAGTTCTCAGTGAAAACTGACTTGCTGGAAGTTGTTAAGGATATGCGCAAGCGTAATGTCCCGACATTCTCAGATGGTTATTATCGTTGTATTTGTGATCCCACAGCAATGATGCATTTGCGTCAGGATTCTGATTTCAGAGAAATCGCTAAGTATCCTGGCCAAGGTATGATCAATCCGATGCAGCCTAACCAAGCACCTAACGCTACCTTCTATCAAGGTATGGGTCCCGCTTATGGTCAAGCTGGTTTCGTGGCTGGACAGCCAGTGATGCCTACCGGATTTCTTTTTGAAGGAGTTCGTTGGTTTGAATCAACAAACCTCCCTGAGCAAACCGATAATCTGATTATTACAGACAAAGCTGCTGGTGCAGCTGATTATGGTGCAGCTCAGTTGATTTTCTTCGGTCCCCAAGCCCTCGGCGTAGGTATCGGTGGAAACAATGCTCAGATTCTTTTGAATAACAATGATGACTTCTCACGATTCATCATCATGATTTGGAGTCTGTTTGCCGGCTTTGAAGTTCTTAATAAAGACTTCATTTCGGTTGCCTACTCTTTCGTATATTGATAGGAGGTAACTAAAATGGCTATTATTTTTCCCGGTAACTATGTAGAACGTTTGAATGCTTATTCAACAGATAAGACTATTGACGGCGTTACTACCACCGCTGCTCAAAACAGGCAAGGTGTGGAAGCGATTCCTGGTGTCAACTTCTTCTCAGCAGTTGGAGTTGTGATTGTACCAGCAGCCGGTCTTGCTATTGCAACTAACCCTTGCGATACTTTCAAGGTGCTATCACCAGACATGCGTGCTGATGATAAGCCCCGCTTGGATAAGGATCTTGCGATCCCCAAGAATGCAACCGTTTATCGCGTTGCAATCCGTGGTGTAAACGTTAAAGGTACATCAGCAGCAAACGAAGCATGTGAGGCTGTAATTGCCTCAGCTGGTACGCAATTCCAAGCGAATTTGCAAACACCCATGACTTCTGCTGTCACTACGTTTAATTACACTTCCGCTGCTAGTAACTTCAATGGATTTGAAGTTAGTGCAACAGGTGGACAGGTACTCAGCACCAGTGCTGATACAACTATCTACTTGAAGCATGCTGTAGCTCTTAAAGTACAGGATGCTGACGACACAGCCGCTGTTATTTGTGAGATCTGCTACTACTTGGATGGTGCAGCACCTGATTCGGATGCTGTTAATCTTCCATTTAAGACTGAAGCAGGTTCTTCCTGATTCTTTTTAAATGAATTTAAAGCGTCCTTCACTGGGCGCTTTTTTTGTGCCTATAATAAAACAAGTAGTCTACAACATACAAATGG